TATCTACCATTGCTTTATTAATATCTTCTATTCTATAAACAACACCTTCTCTAGTTCTGTCCATTAAAACTTGACAAAATTCTCTAGACTTGCCACCTTTACCTTTTGTAGTTCCTACATCATACTTATACCTAACTGCATAATAAGACTTATCAAGTGTTGAACCCTTTTTAGGAATGTTTTTTATTGGTGTAGTCGCTTTTTTCTCTTTAGCTAGTTGAATTACATCACTTGCCCATTCATCAGCAGTTGTATTTTCTTCGTTGTATGCTCTAATGTCAGCTATCTCCCACTCAGAACTCATTACTTCCCCTTTAAGACCTTCTAAAACTGCATCATATACTTCATTAGGGTATTCTGGAGAAGCTGCTTTAGAAGCCATCATTTCTAGCTTAGAAAAATCATCTTCTTCTTTTACGCCAGTTTCTTCTTCTTGTACATCATCATTAGCTACTTCAACTTCAATAAATTCTAAAGGATCACTTGTCTTAAAGTAAAGGTTTAAGCTAATGCCATTAACTTCTAGTATTTCTTTAAGAGCATCACAAATTAAGTCTTGATAAGGTTTTATAGTAGTGTTAGAAAATAACCTTTGTGCAGTTCTAATTTCATCTTCATTAGAACCTAATCCACTACCACCCATGTCTCTTAATCCGATAAGCAACGGAGAAGTAACACGATGTGTTAAAAGAATCATTCTCTTGCATTCTTCACTTAAATATTCATAAAGCTCTGGTGCTTGTTGTACTGGTAAGCTGTCAATAGTTGTTTTCTGTTCTGCATTGTGGTTAAATGCAACAATTACCTTTTCGCCATTTGCTCCAGTCAAACGATTTAAAACTTGAGATTTAATCTCTTGCATTTTTTGTTCAGAAGGTACTCCTGAATTGAAATTAACTATAGTTCTAGAATTAAAACTAGACATGGTTTCATTAATAAGATAGTCTGCAATCTCCGATTCTAGGACGGGGTAAGAAGTAGAATAATCACATGGACTATAATAATAATAAGAAGGGATATATTTCTTAATTACATAGATTTCATTGCCACTATTTTTAGAGCCGAAAACAGGCATCTTAGTTAGTTCTGTAGCTTGAGTAACTTTAGTCCAATCAGGTGCATAGAAGTAGTTTTCTATCTTCCCTTTGTCGTTCATTTTTTCAGCACGTAAAGTTTCTCTTGGGAAATGAGAAATTGAAGCTATTTTTTTGCCTTTGTAAGTAACTTGTAAAGAAGCTTCTCCCAACATTTTAAGATCTAAACAAACTTTTCTTAGACAATCAGAATGTAATAAACCCCTCATTTGAGCATATTGCTCTGGTTTTTTAGCAGAATCTGTTGCATCTAATCCCCTACCATAAATTTGCTGTCCTATACCAGTAATAACACTTCTATTTGTAGTGCTATTCATATAGGCATCTATAAGGTCTTGATAATAGTTATTATCTTCTCCTATTCCAACCCAGTCTCTGTTCTTTTCTTCAGTTACTATGGGTTTTTCGTATTGGCTTAGTTCAAGTAAATGTACGTTGTTCATGGTGCAGAGTAATATTTGTATTCATTAGCTCCTGTATTGTGTTGTGTATAAACACCAGAAGTCATTTCATAAGTTGTTGAAGCTTGATTAGTACAAAAAACCTTGTCTCTAAATATTAATTTATCGTCTGTAGTGTTTTGTATCTCTATCATGTAAAAAGCACCCTCTACAAGAGCTTGTGAGGTTACATAAGTGTTATAGAAACTATTGCTACCTATTGATGCATTAGAGTCCGTTAAAATCACTTTATTCTTGTTTTCAGAAGTTATCTTTAAAGTGTATGTTTTACTGCTAGAAATATCTTCTCTAGGTATAAAATTTATAGTTCCCCCTGTTGTACTTAATATCTGCATTCTAATTTTTTAAAAAAAAAGGTGGTTAAAAATTAATCGAACCACCCTTTTCACACCCTGTACTATATGTACTTTACATATAATACCCACTAAACATCTTAACTGTTTGTACCTACAACTACAGTTGCAGTAGCACTAGACATTCCAGCAAATGGATTGCCAGCAACAGCTCCAGCTATAAAGTTTGCTGGTAATTTTTCACTACCTGAAAGAGTTAATGTTGTTCCACTCATGTCAGCGAAAGCTGCTCCAGTAGTTATACTACCACCCGAAACACTAAGACCGAAATCTTTTCCAGCCAAAAACGCATTATTATTATTGTCAACAATAACACAATGAGGTCGGCCAAAAGCCATAAGCTTAAATTGAACCATATCTTCTTTAGTAAGTTTCTGTAGGTTTAATGTTAAAGTTTGCTCGAAAAAAGTAGTTCCAGCATCTTGAGAAGAAGTAATAGCTTGCTCTAATGAGTTAGCACCTTTTACTAGGTACTTATACGCTGAAAATGTTCCAGCCATGTCTGTAATCTCATCTGAGCTTTCTGTTATAGCACCAAGATCACCAAAGTCTACAAAGTAAACTGCATCAATCCCACCTACTACATCTTTACAAGGTACATTTCTACCTGCTGATAAATCGCATGCCATATTTGTTATTTTTAAAAAGGGGAGTATTACAACTCCCCATTATTAGTTAATTAATTAGCTGTAGTAAGTTACTTCTTCAAGTAACCCAGTCTGAATACCAGCTTTGAATCTTGCAACAAATCTTACATTTTGGTCTCCTAAAGTGTCTCCTGTGTCAATCAATTTCATTTCTGAAAGATCTCCTTCAATACCGCAACCAAAGAATAAGTTTGATTTTTGAGCAGCAGCCATATCATTGCTTGGTAAACCAGGCGCTCTAAATATTTTGATTCCATCAAATAATAAAGAATCTCCTAAATCTTGGTTATTTCCTTTATTATCGAAACCAGCAGCACCTAAACCAGAAGCACCAAAACCACCAAGTGATCTTACATACATTTGGTATGCGTGGTTAGATAGGTAAATCATAAAATCTTCTTTGTCTAATAAAGCAGAATTGTTTGCACTTACATTATCTACCACTTTTCCAATTTCGTCTACAATATTAGCAGCAGTCAAAGTAGTACCAGTAACAACAGCTCCACCAGCAAGGTCAGAAGCATTAGCAGCCCAAGTAGTTGTGAAACCATCAAAAGCATTTGCTCCAGCAGAACCTTGCCAAATCATTGATTCAACATTAGCAGCGATTTTAGCTACATACTGCTGAGAAATGAAATCTGCATAACTCTTAGGTAGTACATAATTAGGTACTGAATAGCCCATTTGTGCGCTAGTCCAATCCTGTGAGAATGTAGTTTTACACTCTGTTTTGTTTATTTGAAATTCTTTTACTTCTAGTACTCTTTCTGAAATAGTTACAGTACCAGCATCTGTGTAATCGCAAGAAGCTCCAACCATTAAGTCGTTACCTAGTGCAATTTTCTTTATAACTTCTTTATAAGCTACATTTGGATAAACTGTAACACCACCATTATCAAGTGTCTTACCACTCAATAAAGCCGCAGCTATCATTTTATCTTTATATTCTCCCACATAGGAAGTTGTCAAACTTGTTGCCATTTTATTTTATTTTTATTATTGATTAAGTTTTTGATAAATTCTGTTCTGGATAGTGTTTGGGTAGCTCTTATTGAAAAAAGATTTAGTTTCAGATTTAGCTTCTGGATTGTGAACAACTGGTTCAGCAACTTCAGCAGATAATTCTTCTTTTACATCTTCAACAACTTCTTCTTTCATTTCTTCTTTAGACATGTTTTCAATCATGCCTTTAATTTCTTCTACAGCTTTAGAAAATTCTTCTTTAGTAACATATTCCATTGCTACTTCTTCTTCTTCTTCTAATTCAGTTTCTTCAACTTTTTCTTCTTCACTTGCAGTTTCTTCAGAAGCTTCTACTTCTTCTTCTTTAACTTCTACTTCTCCAATAGCATCAATAAGACCTTCTTCTTTAACCATCAATTTTCTGCCATCTTCTAAAGCATACTCACCTACTGGTAAAGCAATATTTTCATCATCTTCTGATTTAATAAAAACTGATTCTCCTGATTCGAATTTTTCGGCAACTAGAATAGTTCCGTTGTCTAATTTGATTTCTTCAAGTTGTACAGATACTTCTTCAGATAGTTCAATACCTACAACTTCTTTGATTTTACTAAGTATTTCTTGCGCCTTCATACTTGTAAGTCGTACAAAAGCGCAAAATGATATACTTTTTAATTGATTTTCTTAACCAGCTCCTATTCCTTGAGCATGTAATGAGCCATCACAGCATTTTTTACTGTATGTTTTACTGTCTGCACATAAGCAACCACGCTTTCCACCTTTCGGAGATGTTCTACTTAACCTACCTGATGGAATTTTTTCTGTTCTTCTTTTCTTCATCTCTATTTTATTGGTACACAATTAGGTACTTTTTTACCATCTTTAATCTTCATTCCATACTGCTCATAGCCAGCTTGACAAGGTTTCTTCATTTCGTGCTTTTCACAAGGCATAAACCAGTCTTTATCTTCAAAATTATGAACATGAAACCCTTTACAACCTATGTTTTTAGCCATTTGTTCTGCTTTTTCTTGTGTACTGTAAGCTAATCTGTCATCAATTATTGCAAAATTGTCATCAACTACCATAGAAGCTAGATCTATTTCACCTAATTCTTTTAATTTGCTTTCACTCCATCTTAAACCAGCTTTACCACCCCA